CCGTAGGGTTGTTCGCAGGTCGCCCGAACCTTTATCTAAGCTTGATGTTTTTATGATTACAAAACATGAGATTTACAAAGCTGCTAAAAAGGCTGGATTCAGCAATGAAGTAGCTTGGTTTTTTATGCAAGAACCTCATGCGTTGCCCGATTGGGTAAGCAACGACAGCCCTGACGCTTTGATTCCAAGGGTTGACCCAACTGAGGAAGAGGACGAATAAATTAAGCGTGTCGCGTTCACACCCGACCTTCAAGCCCCATTTGTAAATGAGGCGGCAGTAAAAGTATTTGGAAAGTTCTTACGGAAATGGCAACCTCACCAAAATATCTGTATTGGTGATGAGATTGATTTACCTTACCTTGGTAGTTTTTCAAGAGGTAGCATTGATGAGTTTAAAGGCAACATTGATGACGATAGAAAATACACTCAGGATATTCTTGAGTACCTTGGTGTAACAGATGTACTAGGAAGTAACCATGGAATCAGACTTTATAGATCAATTAAAAAACAGCTTCCCTCATTGCTTAATCTGCCTGAGTTGCGCTACGAACGATTTATGCAATACGACAAGCTTGGTATTAAGTTTCACCCATACGGACTTAACTGGGCGCATGGTTGGACGGCAATTCATGGGGATTCAGTACCACTCAGTAACTTAGCGGGTCAATCCGCATTGGGGGCTGCAAAACGCATGGGCGTTTCAGTAGTCATGGGACACACGCACAGGCTTGGTCTTAGTTGCCACACAGAAGCCTTTAATGGGCGCGTAGGGCGTGTTTTATATGGGTGTGAGGTAGGGAATATGGTTGATCTCTCAAGTAGCGGTATGAGGTACACCAAGGGCTATGCTAACTGGCAGACAGGATTCGCAGTTGCCTATGTTCAAGGTAGGAAAGTCCAAGTAATTCCTGTGCCTGTTGCCCAAGACGGCAGCTTTATATTTGAAGGCAAACTGTATGAGTAGAGAAACAGATTATGTGCCTAGAACAATTGATGAACAGATTGACGCGCTTGACTCTCTAGGGTTACTTTAGGCTTCGTTACCAAATCGTTATCAAACACGCCATGTTGGGCTTTGTGTTTTACAGCTGTATGCCCGACACTTTTCCTATCCAAGTTAACGGAACTTGGTGTAACGGAAAGGCTTAAATGAAAATAAAACATGCTAACTCTTTAGCCAATGTTAAGTTAAACCCATTGGACTTTGAAAGATTAACTGAAAGTCAAATGCAGTTTAAAGGACACAATTGGGAAATCCAAGATCATAGATTTGACCAAGAAATGAATTACAATCATGAGTACATTTTTTGGGTAGAAAACTATGCTTCTTTGATACTTGCTACACATTTCCTAGATCAAGTTAAGCACAGTTATTCAATTGCCTATGACGAAGCAGTTGAAATGTATTGTTTTACAACTGACTACGCAAGCTCTTGGAATATCTAATGAGAGACGCTGGATTGCTTTGGTGTGCAATTATGACAGGTGTAATTTTTGTATGGTACATAATTTCACTAATAAGAGATAACGCCTTTCAGAACGGTTATTGGAAAGGTCGCGCAGCTGGGTTTGAATCTCACCGTAGAATTACAAACATAGCTAAACAATCAGACGAGGTATTTGACTATGAAAAGAACTGAGGAGTTACTAGATCATGTCCAATCAACCGTTGTTCAACGAGGCAGTATTTACGGCTCTCCGACAATTAACCACCGACGAATTAGTGAGCTGTGGTCAGGTTACTTGGACACTTACATTTCGCCTGAACAAGTCGCAATGTGTATGTTGCTCGTCAAAGTCGCACGCCTCAGTCAGTCAAGCGACCATGAAGATTCACTCACCGATCTCCTTGGTTACGGAATCATCTATCACAAAATTGTCAAAGAAATGAGAGGTGAAGACAATGGCATTTGACCTAAGTAAATACATGACGGCTGAGGAAAGAATTGAACTTTTTGCAAAGGACAATCCTGACTTTAGATACGAGGTTAACCATGAGTTTTACAAAGATTCCAATGGTGATACATGGGTTGCTGTGAAAGCAATTCTATGGCGAACCGAGGTTGACCCAAATCCTTGGGTAATGGGTTTAGCAGCTGAAAACATGAAAACACAGTTTGCTATTGAAAAGGCAGAAACCTCAGCTTACGCAAGAGCTATAACCAACACAGGTAAGCCTCAGTTCTCTACAACTAGAGAAGGCGAAAAAGCACCAAGGGCTAACCGTAACGAAATGGAAAGAGTCAATAATGTTACCGAGTTCAAACCTAAATATGGAACAGTTGGGTCTAAATCGGCTGCAATGGAAGCTGCGCTTAATTTGGTGGAACAACGATCTCAAGATTCTAATGAAAGCACTAAAACTGCTTCTTGGTCTATTGGTGAAGTTATCCCTCAAATTGGTGAAGTGGTGGATTTTCATTTCACTTGCAATCATGGTGATATGGTAAAAAAACAAGGGACGGCGGCAAAAACTGGTCGTCCATATTTCGGGTTTGTTTGCCCTGCACCTAAAGCTGAAGCATGTGAAGCTAAATGGGCTTCAGTTGCCGCTAACGGTTCTTGGTTCTTTGACGATAAGGAATAATATGGGCGACTTAGAAATCATTGACCCTAGCGGTTTACGAGCTACATTTACAGATGAGGGTGTTGCACTTGATGTAGTGCCATTATCCGAGTGCTGCGAAATGTGTAATGACCCAAGATTGATAACAGTTGACGGTGTTAAAAAGTGCGTTGCATGTGGCTGTGTTAATCATATTGATTACGGACACCATGCCTAGATATGATTTCCTTTGCGAGTTCTGCTTGACGCAGGTGGAACTCGTATTGGCGGTAGATCAGCAAGTGCCTAGGTGCGAGGTTTGTCGGGGACTACTCAGGCGCGTATGGTCTACCGTCCCTATTCATTTTAAAGGCGACGGTTGGGCAGGGAAAACAAAATGACCGAACCAATAACACAGATGTATGGGGACGGAAAGAAAGAAGCTTTAGTTGGGAATTGGCTGGAACAAAACTTTAATTGGAAATGTTACCCAACACCTAAATACTATTTTGTTGACTTTTTAGTTAACCAACTCAAACACAATGGTTACGCAAACTTTATTGGTGGACTTGAAATCAAATGGCTAAACCGCTCTGTAAATGCTGAGGTTAAGTTTCCATTTCAAAAGCTTCAAAAGATGTGGCTAACTGAGCCAATAGATGATAACCCACAGGCTTTTAATCGCATTTGTATCAGATACACAGACGCAATTTTGTTAGCACCGTCAAGAGCATTTAGAGCTGCTAAACCTACTTGGGGGCTTACTAGGGCTGATACTAATGAGCATGATTTTAATGTGCATTTCATAGCAAGTGTCCATTTACCTGAGTACATAATCAATGAAGTCATAAATGATTAATGACTTGACTTGGGTATTTAAGTGTAATAAATGTGCTAAACCCATGCTGTTCTTTGAAAAGGCTGGGTTTGACGCAGGTGAGGAACATGTAGTTGTTGAGTGTGTCAAATGCGAAAACATAGGCGTAAAGGCTAGAATTGAGGCTATACCTGACAAGAAGGTTATCCGCTGCAATAAATGTGGGGGCTGGAAAATGGAAAGTAGCAGCTGTATCACATGCAGAAAGATCAATGCCCTGAGTGTTTAAGCTATAACACTACAACTATTAAGGCAGGTTCGGATTATGTTTCTGATTGCAAAAACTGTTTACACAATTGGGTTGAGGGCTGGGGATAACCTGTGCAACACGCCGCTATGACGCGTAAAGTTATCCACATGCTTGACAGTACCACTACACTATCAGCAAGCGACGCGCCTTTAAGCGCGAACGCGAGCCGCTTCAGCGGATTGCTCGCGAGTTCGTTGCTGCTAGTTATTGGGGCAGCTCTTTGCTTAATGATCTTAAGCCTTAATTCTAAAACTATTGATTCCTCAATTGCTGTATCATTTAAACCTAATGTATCCGTTAAAGAATATGCTGCTCAAAAGATTCAATCAAAAGACCAATGGGTGTGCCTGTCGCAACTGTATGGTAAGGAATCAGGGTGGAATCATGAAGCTGTTGGTAACCTTAATGGTAGTGCGTTGGTATATGGCATACCACAACTCAAGAACCCATTGATGTTAAGTAAGTCAGCTTATGAACAGGTTGATTACGGATTGAAGTACATAGCTCACAGATATAAGTTTGATAAGTATGGC